GAGTTTGAATTCATTGCAAAGAACTTTGATGGTCATATTGAATTTGAATCGAAATATGTGAACATCGCCTATCTTGATATTGAGGTGTTCACTGACGGTACTTTTCCTGAGCCATCGGAAGCAAAGTTTCCTATCAATGCTATTTCATTTCGTATACATGGTAAGACACATGCCTTTGGCTTGACTTATGATGATGTTACATATGAGAGCAAGAAAGATGATGTCGAAGTTTATCTGTTTGATTCAGAAGAAAAACTGCTGATGGAATTTGTCGACTTATGGTCTTCATCTGAAATTGATATCATCTCTGGCTGGAATTCAAATAGCTTTGACATACCATATATCTGTCGAAGAATTGAAGGTATCTTCGGTGATAAGTTTCTTCGGAAGCTTTCACCATTTCATCGTGTGTATTCTGTTGAAAGAAAGAATGATTTTGGAAACAAAGAAGTTCAATATAAAATATCAGGCATCTCTCAATTAGATTATCTTGCAGTCTATAAAAAGTTCACATTCAAAAACCGTGAGAGTTATAAACTTGATTATATTGCACAAGTTGAATTGAATGAACGTAAAGAAGATGTTTCTGAATATGACAATCTATTTGATCTATATGAAAAGGACTTTGAACTTTTCATGGATTATAATATCAAAGATACTGAACTTGTTGAAAGGCTTGATGACCGTTTGAAGTTGATGGAGATATCTCTATCACTTGCTTATTTTTCAAAGGTCAATTTTGAAGATATCTTCAGTCCTATGCGATACTGGGAAAATATTATTCATAATTATCTTTATGAAAATTTTATTGTTTCGCCGATTGATAAACAAGTGAATGAAAAGTCTGAGAAGTTTGAAGGTGCTTATGTTAAGAATCCAATTGTAGGTAAGCATGACTTTCTTGTATCATTTGATTTCACCTCACTGTATCCTTACATTCTAAGAACATTCAATATATCACCAGAAACAATTGTTGATATGCGTGAAGATGTTGATATTGTTTCTGTATTAAACAAGACACTTGATTTGTCTGAAGAAAAAGAACGTGACCTAACTCTAGCAACGAATGGTGCAAGGTTCTCTCGTAAGCATACTGGCTTCATACCTGCACTTGTCAAACGAATGCTTGACTTGAGAAAGAATGCCAAGAAGGATATGATCACAACAAAGCAGGAGATTGAGAAACTGAAAACTGAAAATGCATCTGCTGATGAAATTGACAATCTTGAAAAGAAGGCAAAGGCATTATTCAACATGCAATTGGTTGCAAAAGTTGCTGCAAACTCTTTCTATGGTATCTGTGGTCTCAAGTATTTCCGTTTCTACGATATTCGTTTGTCTGAAGCGGTAACGTTATCTGGTCAAGCAGCAAACCGTTTTGTAGAACAACGTGTAAATCAATATCTGAATAAGATTCTTGAGACAACAAACCGAGACTATACTGTTTATATGGATACTGATTCATGTTATTTTGACCTAGGTGGCATGGTCAAGAAGTTTGCACATAACAAAACAAAAGAGAAGCAATATGAATTTGTAAAGAAAGTTGGTTATTCAAAGTTAACTGATGTAATCAATGATGCAATCGTAGAGTTTAATGATTATTTGAATGTTCATGATCCTGTACTTGATATGAAAATGGAAGCAGTTGGCTCTGGTGTCTTCATCGCCAAGAAGAAGTACATTATGTCAATTGTTCATATGGAAGGTGTTGATTATGCAGAACCTGAAATGAAGATGACCGGTGTTGAGGCTGTTAAATCATCAACACCTGCACCAGCAAGAAAGGCTTTGACCGATTGCGCACAGATCATTGTGACTGGTTCAGAAGATGAATTGATTGAATATGTTGATGAGTTTCGAAAGAATTGGAAAAGTTTACCTCCTGATGAAATTGCTTTACCGACCTCTGTCAATGGTATTCGTAAGTATCATATTGAAGGCAATCAATATAAGTCAGGATGTCCAATGCATGTTCGTGCAGCAATCAATTACAATCACTGGATTCAGCGAAAAGAAATTGATATGTACTATTCAGATATCAAAGATGGCTCGAAGGCAAAGTATATTTTCCTGATAAAGAACAACAAAACAAAAGAAAATGTGATTGCCTTTCCAAATAAATTACCAAAAGAACTTGACTTACACTCAAAAATAGATTATAATACTCAAATAGAAAGGTCTTTTTTATCTCCTCTCAAAATTATGTTAGAACCGACCAAGTGGTCATATGAACGAAAAGCAAACCTGATGGACTTATTTTCATAAAGGAGTTATACTATGTCAAATTTTTTCAATAGCTATGCTAAGATGATGAAGAATGAAATGGCTACGATTGTAGGTAAGCAAGGTATGATTGGTGATTGTGATGAGTTTCTTGATACTGGATCGTTCATGCTAAACGCAATCATGTCTGCTGACTTATTCAAAGGTATTCCTAAGAATAAAACAATTGCAATTGCTTCTGATTCCGGTATTGGTAAATCTTTCTTTTGTGTATCAATTGCAAGAGAGTTTCAACAAAACAATCCTGATGGCTTTGTGATGTATTATGAAACAGAAAATGCTTTTACATCTGATATGTTTGTTGATCGTGGCATTGATACAAATCGGTTACTCTACATTCCTTGTGGTACTGTAGAACAATTTCGTCATGAGTCAACAAAATTTGTAAAAGAATATAATGCGTTACCTGAAGAAGAGAAAGTTCCATTCATCATGATTCTTGATTCAGTAGGTAATTTATCAACAGAAAAAGAATATGAAGATGCTATCACTGGCGCAAACAAAACTGATATGACAAAAGGTAGACTTGTCAAGTCAGCAATCAGAACTCTCAAAATGGAACTATCAAAGGCAGGCGCTCCATTGATCATGACAAATCATGTCTACTCTGAAATCGGCAGCATGTACCCTAAAGAAGTGATGACAGGTGGTAAAGGCCCTTTGTTTCTATCTGATGTTGTTCTATTTCTATCAAAACGAAAAGATAAAGACGGCACAGTTCAGATTGGAAACTTTATCACAGTTCGTGCTAGAAAATCTCGATTCACTCGAGAAAACTCTGCCGTTGAAGTTTATTTGAATTTCAAAACTGGTATTAATAAATATCATGGACTGCTCCCTTTTGCTGAGAAGGCAGGTATATTTCGAAAAATTGGAAATCGCTATACCGTACAAGACGGTAGAAAACTTTACGAAAAACAAATTATGCAATCTCCTGAAGAATTCTTTACACAAGAAGTTCTCGAACAAATCAATGATGTAATTAAGGAAGAATTTTCTTACGGTGAATTTAGTCCTGAGCTTGAGAAAGAAATCTATGAGGAACCTTTAGACGATCTGCATGAAGACATAGTTGAAGAAAGGTAAGATATGGAAACTACAGAAACAATGGTAATTGATTATGAAGATGTTAATGTTATTAATACTGGTGTTCAAGCGAATACAGATGAAGTAACATATGCAATTGAAAAGGCAACTTCAGATCCTAATGAAGAGAGATGGGCAATCCGTATTGAAAGCGGACTATTTAAAGATTTTTTGTTTACAATCAATCACATGCGATTGTATGTAGAAGATGAAGAAGAAGATAAATCATTAGTCACTGATGAGAATATGGAAGAATTGATTGACAAAGATATTCAAATGGATTTTGAATATGACATCAAGTATGTTCCTGCGACATATAAAGATTCAAAACTTAAAGTACAGGCAGGTCCAATCACATATGAAAATAACCAGACTTTTTTTGAAGCAGTTGCAAGAAATATTTTGATGGACATTGTTATTAATTATCCTGAATTATACTCTACTGAAAAGGAATAAATGAACACAAAACTTGCTCTATACAATCTAGTGAATAATCGTGACTATTTAAATCGTTGTTTACCTTTTATTAAACCTGAATATTTTGAGGAGAAGTTAGAGCAAAGAATTTTTTCATATATTTCTGAATTTGTCACAGAATATAATACCTTACCAAATGATCAAGTAATTGAATATAATGCATCATCTGATAAAAATCTCAATGATAGTGAGCTAGAAGAAATCTTTGAGAAGTGGAATGAAATCAAAGATGTTGACTGTGACAATGTAACAAACGAATGGCTCTACAATATTACCGAAGAGTGGTGTAAAGAAAGAGCCATCTTTCTGGCTGTAAGTGAATCAATTGGCATTATTACAGACGAAAAGAATAAGCACAAGAAAAATGAAATACCTGACTTACTCAAAGATGCCTTATCAGTATCGTTTGATACAAACGTAGGTCATGATTTTATTGAAGATTCTAAATCTCGCTATGAATATTATCACAAGAAAGAAAGTAAGATACCGTTTGACATTGATATGTTAAACAAAATTACAAAAGGTGGCTTCACACATGGTACTCTGAATCTGTTTCTCGGTGGTACAAACTCAGGTAAAACTTTGTTTATGTGCCACTTGGCAGCTGGCTATCTCAAGCAAGGCTACAATGTTCTTTACATTACGCTTGAAATTGCAGAAGAATTGATTGCTCAGAGAATTGATGCTAACTTAATGGACATGAAAATGGCAGATGTACCTTTGTTAGATCAAGATAAGTATCTTGGTAAGATTGATAAAATTCGTAAGAAAACTATCGGCCAACTCAAGATTAAACAATATCCACCTGCTGCGGTAAATATCAATCATTTTCGTGCATTATTAAATGAGCTAAATCTAAAGAAGAACTTTAATCCAGATATCATTATAATTGATTATTTGGGTATTACAGCATCTGCTCGTATTAAATCTTCTGAGAATTCATTTAGTTATTACAAATCTGTAGCAGAAGAGATGCGAGGTCTTGCAGTTGAGCGTAAAGTACCAATCATTACGAATCATCAATTCAACCGTTCAGGTCAATATAATACTGATGTTGATCTTGAAAACATTTCAGAATCACATGGTATTTCAATGACTGCCGATTTCATGGCAGCTATTATTGTATCTGAGGAATTTCTTGAAGAAAAGAAAGTAATGATTAAACAATTAAAAAGCCGATATAATGATCCAAATTATTATAATAAATTTATGGTAGGTATGGACCGTGAGAAGATGCGGCTATATAATCTTGAAGATCAACTTGAAAATGTGATTCTCGAAGTTGATAAAGAAGATACATTCGATTCAAAAAAACCTAAAGTTAACATTGACTTTTCATGAGGAACTATGATTGATTCTTATTTTATTGGACAGCCCAGATTCTTTGCCGATCCACAACAAATCTTTACAAGGACAACAATCTGGGATAAGACAGAGGAAATGAATGATGATTTGGTGAAGTATTGGAACTCGGAAGTTGGTAAATATGATAATGTATTTGTGCTTGGTGAATTGTTTGGTGGACCAAATCGTGACTTATCTTTTGTTGAAGAACTTAATGGACATATTCACTTCATTCATAATCAGAAAGATGTCGAGCATAAATACACCAATACTGAATGGTTCACTACATTTTGCTCAATGGAATTTTTAGCAGATCCAAACTCTATTTATCTAACCAATTATCTGGAACACATAAATACTGTAGAGTCTAATATCATCATTTCATCAAATGATAACACTACTTTACTAAAAAGAGTAAACTACGATTACTGCTATTTTGTAAATCATTGTGGTACAACAAGGCTTATTAAAAACTTACATTCGCCAGTTTTCAATGTTTGTGCTGATGATTGGGAATTTAAACCAGTATCAATACGAAAAATTTTAGATTTATATAACAATTATAGACGAACTTATACAGATTAGTTAACATGCAAAGTTATTCAGAATTTATTTCATCACTTGTTTTATCTGAAAAAAAGAAGAAAAAAGATGATGATGACTTCCTTAGTGATTTAGATCAATCCGATGAAGAAGAATCTGATGATGCAGATGCCGGAGAAGAGGATGAAGACGGAGAAGAAAGTTCTGAAGATGCACCACCTGAA